CAAAAGCTGATACTAGAGCAAAGGAGATTGAGGAGAAATACCAAAATCTGCAAGCTCAACAAGAACAAATAAGCAAAGAAAAAGCTGAAGTAGAATTGTTAAAGATGCATCCTGACTTTAGTGAGATTCGTCAAAAAGATGAATTTCATCAATGGGCTAGTAAACAAGATCCAGTTATTCAAAGTTGGTTGTATGAAAATACATCTAATGCAGAGTTAGCTGGAAGAGCTATTGATCTATATAAAATGGATAATGGTACTAGCAAATTAACTAAGAAACAGGAAACATCTATTAAAAAGGAAGCAGCTAAAGCTGTGACTAAAACTACTAAAGCTACAGAGACAGAAATTCCTACAAAGAAAATCTGGACTAATTCTGAGATTGCTAAGATGAACCCAAGAACGTTTGCAAAGTACGAAGCCGAAATTGATGAAGCTATTAGAGAAGGTAGAGTCCAACCTTAATAATAACAACTATAAACAATAGGCAATCATTATGGCAACAATGGGAAAAGCAGCTGGCTACCAGAATTTACCATCAGGTAATTGGGCTCCAGCGATTTATAGTCAGAAGGTTCAAAAGTTTTTCAGACGTGCATCAGTTGTAGAAGATATTACTAACACTGATTACGCTGGAGAAATTGAAAATTTTGGCGACACGGTAAACATAATAAAAGAGCCTTCAATTACAGTGAATGACTACGCTAGAGGTCAAACAGTAAACACAGAAACACTTGCAGACGATCAAATTCAATTGACTGTCGACCAAGGTTCGTATTTTGCGTTTAAAGTAGATGACATCGAAGAAAGACAATCACATGTAAACTTTGAAGCTCTTGCAACTTCTTCAGGTGCTTATGCACTCAAAAGGAACTATGACTACAATGTATTAAAAGCGATTTATGACGGTGCGTCTACATCAGCTGCTAATACAGGAACTGACGGCTCACCAATTGATGGTGATGCAGCAGCAGATACTTTGGTAGATGTTATGTCAGCAGCTAAAACAGTTCTTGATGCGAGTGATGTACCAGAAGAAAACAGATGGTTCGTAGCTCCACCACAATTCTATCAACAAATTAGAAAAGCTGGTGCGAAAATTATGGATCAATCTGTAATGAACGATGGTTCAGCTTCAGCTATGAGAAATGGTATGATTACAGACAGACCTTTATTTGGTTTTAGAATGTATTCTACTAATGCAATAGCTGTATCAAGCGGAGCAGCGGCAAGTAAAACTTTTGGATCAGCAGGTTCTAATGAATATGCTTTCCTTTATGGTCACCAGTCAGGAGTAGCGACTGCAAATCATATTGCGAAAACAGAACTTATCAGAGACCCTGATTCATTTTCAGACATCGTTAGAGGTCTGCACGTTTTTGGAAGAAAAATTCTAAGAACTGAAGCAGTATACTCAGGTGTTATAACAATAGGTTAATTAGGAGGATAATAGAGAACTATGGCAACTTATGATAGAACAGGTGCTGGTGGAACTACTGGACATCCGTCTAATGGTAGAACACCTTATTTAGTTGAAAATACAATTGATATATCAGCAATTAATAGTAGCTCAGGAACAGCAAACGGAGACGTAGTCAACGCTTTGGATATTCCTGCAGAAACTTTAATCATGGAAGCTGGAATTGAGGTAATCACTGCATTATCTAGTTCTGCTACTATGGACTTAGGTATTACTGGTGGAGACGTTGACAGATATGTTGATGGTGACACTAATGCTACTGGTTATGCAACACTTACAGCTACAGCTAGAACTGTGGTTGCTAGTGCAGATACGTTAGATATATTAACAGGTGGAGCAGATTCAAGTGCGGGTAAAGTTCGTGTTTGGGCTGTTCTTTGTGATGTATCAGGTATTGATGAATCAGATCACAACTAATAAATAAATATTTTAAGGGGGGTAGTAATATCCCCCTTAATTAACACCCCTTATAACAAATAGGAATTCTATGACTACTTATGATTTAAGAAAAAAAACTGAAGCAAGTACAGGTCAAAAAATTGTTTCATTGGGTGGTGGTATAGATAGTAATTCTATACTTAAAATACAAAATTTAGAAACTAAAGTTGCAGAACAATCTGAAAAATTAGATCAGATTACTGCACTACTCAATGAAATATCAAAAAAGACATCAACTTCTTGAGATAATTTCTGAGTACAAATCTGACAAGTCTGCATTGACAAAACAGATTGATGATTTAAAAAGACAATTAAACGAAGCAGAATCTCGTATTAAAAGATTATTAATTAGATGCGAACAGTTTGCTGAAGACAATAACGAAAAAGAGGAATAGGCATATGTCATTAACTGATAGCAATAAGAAAAAAAATTATAGTAATAAAGATAATGGCAATATGAAAGTTGCTAAGATAGATAAAAAAACTACTGTTGCTGAACATTTTGGTAAAGGTGGAAAAATATATTCTGGTAAAGCTAAAAATTATCCAGGTATTACAAATATTATTAAAAAAAATAAACTTAAAATTATACCTATAAATATAGGTATAGGAAAAAAGAAGTAATTAATGGCTACAACTTACTTAGTATTATCTAACAGAGTACTTAGAGAATTAAATGAAGTTGAAATGACTTCATCTAATTTTTCTAGCAGCAGAGGTATTCAAACTGCTGTTAAAGATTTTATTAATAAATCTATTCACGATATTTACAATGAAGGTGCAGAGTTACCTTTATTACACACATCAACGACTCAAGTTACCTACCCTGGTGATGGGGAATATTCGTTTCCAACGGATATGCGTAGGGTAGACTTCGAGTCGTTTTTTTTAAAACCAAATGAATTAATTACTAATGGTGAGTTTGAATCTAATATTAATAGTTGGACTACAGGAGATGGATCACCATCTTATACTTCAAGTGGTAATGGTAGATTAAATTTAAATGATGCAGCAGCATATCAAGCTATATCAACTATAGTAAATAAAAATTATAAATTACAAGTTAGAGTTTTAAGTCCAAATAGTTCAACAAGTGGATTAATTGTTAGAGTTGGAACATCTGCAGGTGGAACACAAAATTTAAATACTACAAAAGCTGTAACTAATTTTAGAGAAGGTGCTATATTAGATACTACATTTACAGCTACAGCACAAACATCTTATGTTTATGTAGAATCAGATGGTGTACAATTAGATGTAGATTATATTAGAGTATGCAGAGAAGATGTAACTACAAGAAAATTAAGATACATATCTTATGATGATTACTTACAAAGATTTAAAGAACAAGATGATAGAAATAGCAGTGGACATTATGGTATGCCACAATATGTATATAGAAAACCAGACTATAGTTCGTTTGGTATAACTCCTATACCTGATAAAAATGACTATTTAATTAGTTATGATTATTACACAACACATACAGATTTATCAGCACATGGTGATTCAATGTCATTACCAGATAGATTTTCACCATTAATTGTAGATAGATCTAAATATTATGTATATATGTTAAGATCTGATCCAGATCATGCTAATTTATCAAACAGAGATTATCAAAGAAAATTAAATTTATTAAAAACTGATTATGCTTCTAGAGCAGATTATATGAGGGACACTAGAATATCAGCAGGTAATTCAAGGTTAGCAATAGTATAATATGCCAGATACTTCTTTATTAAAACCATATAATGCAACATGTGGTGGTGGTTTAGTCTTAAACAAAGATGTTTATGACATGGCTCCAGGTGAAGCATTACAATTAATAAATTTTGAACCATCAACAGAAGGTGGGTACAGAAGATTAAATGGTACTACAAAATATAATTCTACAATAGTACCTCAAGTATCATCAGCTACAGAAAGAGTACAAATGTCTGCAATATTTAATAATCAGATAATTGCAGCTAGAGGTGGTACTGTATTATATGGTAGTACAAGTGGATCATGGACATCCCTTGCAACTAGTCAAGGTACTACATATACTTATGATTTTGATAAATTTAATTTTAATGGCACAAGTAAAATTATAATAGCAACAGGTGAAGCTGCAGCATTTACAGTAGATTCAAGTTTTAGTGTAGATGTAATAAATGCAACAAGTGGTGGTACTGCACCTACTAATCCTAAATTTGTTAAATCATTTGCCAATCATATATTTTATGGTGGCATGTCTAATTCTACACACAGTATATTATTTTCTGTGCCTTTTTCAGAAGATAATTTTACATCAGCTAGTGGTGCAGGAGAAATTAAAGTTGGTGATATTGTTACAGGATTAAAAGTATTTAGGGATGAATTATTTATATTTTGTCAAAGAAAAATTTATAAACTTACTGGTACTACATCTAGTAATTTTGCATTAGCTGAAGTAGCTAAAAACGTTGGTACAATTGCACATCACTCTATTCAGGAATTAGGTGGTGACCTTATATTTCTTGCAGCTGATGGTTTAAGAACTGTTGCAGGTCT